TTAACTTTGCAGATCCCAAGGAAGTGAAGATTGAAGTAGAAGGTAGTGAAGAACCTTTTTATGTTGAACTGGTGAAAGATACGACAGATTATGTCGAGTTCTCCATCCCTACTCCATCAAATGAGGTTCTTAAAGAACTAGCAGGCGGTGAAGTGGATACAACAGGAGGAAAAAATATCTGGAAAAAGCCTCTTAGTACTCCTTCTATCTCTAAAACGTTCCAGTGTGAAACATTACCTAAAGACGGTAAGAAGGTCGTTTATACCATCGTAAATGGCAAGATCGCCTCAAAGATTTCACAGGCTCCCGGATCAGAGCAAGCAGAGTTGTTGCTTGTTCGTGTATATATGCAAGCTGCTGTTACTGCAGACGGTAAGAGACAGACTGCTTTCATGCGCGAAGTAGTTACTATTGCCGGAGGCGGAGAAGCCCCAGCGAATGCTGCGAATGTCGAAGGCGGAGAAGCTGCTCCAAGTGGTGCGAAAAAATAAATAACGGTTCTGTATAGCTCAGTTGGTTAGAGCGCTACATTGATTATGTAGAGACCGGCGGTTCGATTCCGCCTACAGGAACAAACTATTGAAGGATGGAGCTGAAAGTATTGAAGGTTAGTTGCAAATAACCGGAAGTATTGCCCGGAAGTACAACGGGCTAGGCTCCTTGATGAAATTATGAGTATAAAGAATTTATTTCAGCAAGAGTCTGAATCCGTTACGGATCAGGCTGTCAAAATTCCATTCGAATTTACTAACCGGGATTCTATTCCTAAAGGAAAGGACCCCGGCAATTGCATAGTTATAAAGCCTGTCACCGTTCGGACATGGTTTCGGATACGCCCTTTCCTTCTTGAAGTCGAGAAAGAAGATCTTGATAAGATGATTGTGAAGGACGGAGAACTCAATGCAGACTTTCCGGAACTGATGAATAAATACGGAGGATTGCTTTTTGACATCGTCTGCCTCGGGATTCACAATAAGCCTAGTGATCCTCCGGAATGGTTCAAGAACGCTCTCGCAGACAATACGACATGGGAGGATATACGGATCCTGTTTAATGCAATTATATATCGCATAGGGTATCACCCTTTTTGCACCTCTATCACGATGCTTCGGAACGTGAGCCCGCTACGAGAGACGGAGATAATAGCCGCTCAGAAGAATTTGCAAAGTTGGAAGGATGCAACCAAAGCAGATTCCTAGTGATTGTAAAAGAAGCTCTAGGATTAACGTTTAACCAGACGTTGGATAGTAGCTATGGATTGATAGAGACATTACTGCAGGAGTACTCATTTGTAATGAGAGAGCGTAATAAGATTACTGATGAAGACGGTAAAGTTGAAGGTAGAGATTATGAATGGGTAGAACTACCCTCTTTTGATGATCCTAGTAAGACGATCAGGATAAAGAAGTATAACGATATAGCCGGTAAGGTCAAGGGTTAAGGTAATTTGCTGTTGTGTTTATATATTAGGTTAACTGTTTTTTTTATTAAATTGGTTTAGAGTATTGTGGTCCCTTGTATCTGTGAAGATATAGGGGATTTTTTAATATCCCCTTTTTATCTCAGCATCTACGCTATCCATCATCTTTGTTATTTCGACATTATCCCTTTCCAAATTTTGGATAATACGGGATTGGTAAGTGATCATCCCTTCAATTCTTCCTTTTTTGAGTCCGAGGCTTAGGCCTCTTTGAAAAGCTTCCTGTAGTTCTTTCTTCCGGAGAACGCTATTCACTCCGTTTTTTCGTTCATTTTCCTTGGTCATGGTGCTAATGAATGTTTGGTTTATATATTATAAGAAAAGGCTATCTTTTCCCTATTCTTTCCGACCAAGGAACATAATCTTTCATTTACACTAGGGATTATGTAGCAAAGGGAATTGATAGCCTATATTGTGATATAGTAGGCGAATCAACTCCCTAATACGTTGAAATAAAAATCGTTCCTTGGTCTTAGAACACTGCAAAGATGCTTATTCTTCTCGAAATAGCCAAATTTTAGCTTCTCTTTATATTTTAAGAATAAATGCTATGGGTATTCAAAATAAAGACGGAGCGTTATATTTTGCGACAGGAATAGACAACTCGGGGTTATATTCCGGGCGCCGAGAAGCGATAGGAATTATCAAGGCGATGGCCGGTGAGATCACTTCTTTTGATGTATTCGGTGGGATTGGTATAAGTGCGGGCATTGCATTTGCCCAGGCCGCCAAAGGTGCATACGACTTTGAAAAGCAGTTCCAACAAAGTATGAAAGAAGTTGCTACCCTTTCAAGCGGAATAAAGGGCAGTCTAACCGATTATATGAATCAAGTCGTAGAACTGACCCGAGAGGTGCCGGTACTTGCGAATGATGCGGCTAAAGCATTGTATCAAATTGTATCTGCCGGCCATGACGGCGCTGATGGTATGAAAATTTTAGAAGTATCCGCTAAAGCTGCCATCGGTGGAGTTACCGATACAGCAACGGCGGCAGACGGTATCACTACCCTATTGAATGCCTATAAGCTTGATGTTTCAGAAGCTGAGAAAATATCAGATCAACTATTTACTACCGTCCGGCTTGGTAAGACCTCATTTGGAGAGTTAGGCAAGAGTATTGCGCAAGTTGCGCCTGTTGCTGCCGCCTATGGTGTGGAAGTAGATCAGGTCTTAGCCGCTGTTGCTACCCTAACCAAACAAGGTACGCCTACAGCGCAAGCAATGACTCAAATACGTGCTTCCATTATTGCAGTATCCAAGGTGCTCGGTGATGGCGCATTTGATAACAGGACCTATCAAGAGGCGCTAGCAGAAGTTGCTAGACAGGCAGGAGGCTCGGAAGCAGAACTTCGTAGATTAGTTCCAGAAATCGAGGCGGTCAATGCAGTTCTTGGATTGACAGGAATTAACGTCAAAGAGGCTGCCGGACATTTGGAAGAAATGCAAAATGCCACAGGCGCAGCAGAAACAGCTTTTAAAGAAATGGCTTCTTCTGCTGATAATCAAATGAAGCTACTGGGGAATAACATAACGGCCGCCCTTCGCCCATTAGGACAGGAAATCTTAAAAGAAATATCTGCCGCAGCACAATCTATGAATGAAGCTTTTAAAGATGGAAGTGCTCAGGAAGCATTAAAAAACACAGGTGCGCTGATTGTGGCTGTTACAACGGCTCTAGTTGGATATAAGGGAAGTCTTTTAGCCGTAAGTACTGCCAAACAGGTATATACAACGATAACAGCTATTCTCAATAAGCAACGTGCAATTGAAGCAGCCAATCTTGTATTAACCAAAGGTATGTATGCAATTGAAGCCACTATGATTGCCAAGAGTACATCGGCCCGTATTCTTTTAACCAAAGCTTTAAAGGCTCAAACAATCGCTCAGCTGAATAATATTGCTACAATGTTGACTAATCCATATATTGCAGCTGCGGTAGCGTTTGCTGCACTTGGAGTTGCTATTTATAATGTGGTTACAGCTGAGACGGCAGCAGAAAGAATACAAAGAAAATATAACAAAGCGATAGAAGAACAAAATAGACTATTGAATGAATTAAAAAGTAAAACTAGCAGTCTTGTTACAGTTATACAAGATGAAAATTCGACGCAATACGACAAAGTTAAAGCATATAAACAACTTCAAGCTCTAATGCCTACAGTCTTCTCTAATATGGATATTGAGACATTGAAACTCATGGATCATCTTTCTTTGAATAAGCAAATTAATAATGAAATAAATAGAAGAGAAAGGATTGGGGCGAAGACTAATGTGATAATAGCCCAAAAGAAATATGATACAGCTTCTGCTAAATATAGAAAAGATATCGACAATGGTTTGGTTGGCGCAGGTTCTTTAGCTGAGAAAAATGAAGCATTTATGGAGCTTGAAGTAGCCAAGAAGGTTTATTCAGAAATAGAAAACATTCAAAAAGAAGCTAAAGAGAAATCCAAACCCAAAGAGTTGAAAATAATTTCCCTTCGGAACAATATTGATACACTGAAATCGGAAATCACAGAGTTACAATCACTTGTAGAGAAAGAACAAGAAGAAAATAATGGTTGGTCTCCAAATGCCTGGCTACTTGATGCGAAACAACATCAACTCTCTAAAAAAGAAAAGGAACTAAAAGCCTTACTTCCAGGCAAATCCGATAATGATAATAAGAAAGCTACTACGCAAAATAAGGCTTTTTGGACGAAGCAGAAAGACGATGCTACAAAAGCACTAGATTCAATCGCTTCGGCACAAAAGAAATTGATGGATGCCGGAAATTTCAAGGGTATAGACTCCGCTGTGGTAAAGTCCTATAAAGAAAATGCCAAGAAATTGAAAGAAGCTGAGAAAGAATTAAAAGTCTATGACTCATCTTCCAAACAGGACGATAAAGCGCAAAAGTTACGTGAGGAGCAGGAAAAATACAAGCTCCTGCTCAATAAGCAAACACGCGAACAGGAACGAATCAAGATCGATTCAGCAAATGAACTCGAACAACTTGAAATAAACAAACTCAAAGAGAGTAGTGAAAAAGTCCTCAGACAAAGGGAGCTTAATCACAAACTAGAATTGCAGGCTATCGAGCGTGAAGCAGAAGACAAGAAACTAAAAGTGATTGAAGATGCTCGTTCTGCTTTTGAAGCTAATCCGGAAAACAAGAAGAAGACTTTTAATACAAGTGCTTTCATCAATTCTGAGTCAACGAAGAAACTGTTTGCCATGTTCGACAACGTTGCAAAGGAAGCCGCTGCGACTGCTGATACAAAGTACAATCGTGGAGATGATCTATCTGATTTGTTGAATCAGTATCAGGACTATACAGATCAACGGCTTGCGATTGAACGAAAGTTCAACGAAGATATTGCTACTCTTCAAGAACAGCGCAAACAGGCAGAAAAGGACGGAAATACAGAACAGGTAGAACAGATTGATCGTTCCATCACCCAAGCTACAAAAGATAAGGGTATGGAACTTATGAATATGGACTATAATAAGCTGAAAGAATCTCCGGAATACGTTCGTGCCTTTGAGAATTTGAAAGAAACATCTTCTGAAACTCTTAATTCTCTTCTTTCTCAACTAGAGAATGCAAAAGGGACAGCAGCTAAGGTATTATCTCCGGACCAACTTCGTGAATATACCAGCACTATTCAATCAATCATGGATGAACTGGATTCACGTAATCCGTTTCAATCATTATCTGACAAGAAGAAGGAACTGGCAGAAGCGGAGGAAGAACTAGCTAAAGCGCAAATTGAGTTAGAGAATGCCCGGACCCAGGCGGAAGCAGTGAAAGGCGGTGCTATGATTGAGAACGGTGTCAAGTCTTCTAAGTATAATCCCAAGACCGGAAAGATCGATTCAACTAAAGCTTATCTAACCGAGGCGCAGGCGTTGGATAAGGTGAAGGAGAAAACGGATAACTACAATGAAGCAAAAGACAAAACGACGAAAGCCAGTGCAAAGGTACAAGCTGCTGAAAGGAAAGTGGCAAGCGTTATCGGAGAACTCGGTGACGCTTTAAAAGATCTAGGTTCAGCTATCGGCGGACAAGCCGGTGAAATTATAAGTATCATTGGCAATATCGGCACCTTCGCCATGACAGCGATGAATGGCGTAGAAACGGCATCAACAACGGCATCAACTGCAATCAAAGCGGTTGAAAAAGCATCTGTCATTCTCGCCATCATCGGTGCAGCTATGCAGATAGCAATGAAAATCTTCGACCTGTTCGGCAAAGACGACACAACAGAAAAGTATGAGAAAGCCAAAGAAGCTTATGAATCTTATATCAACATTCTTGATAGAGTGATAGAAAAGCAACTGGAATTGGCTGAAACTCTTACAGGAGATAATGCGAATGCTGCTTATGATAAGGCCCTTGAAATGATAAGGCTACAGAATGAGAATGCACGTGTTTTAGGTAAACAATACTTGAACTCTGGTGCATCCGGCAAGTCACATTCAAAGGGATATACTGAAGTGGAAGATATGTCCATGGAGGGGTGGAAGCAAGCGGCAGATACGCTAGGTATGAGCGTCGATGAATTTAAAGACAAAATGGGCGGACGCATGGCCGGTCTGTTTGATTTGACAGATGAACAACTTGCAAAACTTCAAGAAAATGCTGGGATCTTCTGGTCACAACTTGACTCTGACACTCAAAAATTCGCGGATCAGATAGTGGATGGTGTTACCCAGGTTGCAGAGGTTGTCGAGCAGAAGATCACCGATGCTACTCTCATTGATATAGACGGACTTCGTTCAGACTTTCAGGATCTGCTTACAGATATGGATGCCGATAGTGCTAATTTCGCAGATAACTTTGAAGAATACATGAGAAATGCTATTCTAAACTCAATGCTCAAAGAGGACTATATGAGCCGACTAACAGCTTGGAGAGAGAAGTTTTACAAAGCTATGGATGATGGAGTAACCGAAGAAGAATATAATGCTTTAAAAGCTGAAGGTCAGCAGATTTCCGATGACATGAAAGCCAAACGGGATGCGTTGGCTGAAATGTATGGCTGGAACAAAGATGACGATGAACGTGAAGCATCAAAGAAAGGTTTTGCCTCCATGTCGCAGGACTCTGCAGATAAACTGGATGGTGCATTTGCTGTTATGACTTCTCACACATACTCAATAAACGAAGGAGTTAAGCAAATACAATTGAGTACAGATAAGATCATTGAGAAGCTTGTATACCTATCCAACATGGACAAGAATATAGGTGAAATGGTAAAACATAGCGATCTTGTCATTACTTACCTGTCAGACATAAGTAGTCATACGGCACGCCTTGAAGCTATTGAGAAGGCTATAGAATCTATCAGAATGGGGATTGACACATTGAACACTAAAGGCATAACATTGAAGCGATGACAGGACAATTTTACTTAGACGGAATAGACGCCTATACCAGTTTAGGGATATGCGTTACAAAGGGAAGCTACAATAATCTTGTAGCCTTCCCTGCTATCAAAGAATTGGAAAAAAACGACTGGCCGGAAGAAGATGGACAAGAATTTGACCTTTCTAATATTGCCCTAAACACAAGTGATATAAGCATTGAATTTGCATATATGGGCAGTATGGGTATTGGCGGACTAATTGATAAGCTCTCGGACCTGAGCTATCATGAATTTCGTTTTCCACTCATTGACAGAACATATACCCTACGTTTGTCTTCTCAAAACAGTTATGTAATCAATACGGGCCTTGAAATTTCTAAGTTCACTCTTACAAATGACTTTCCCCGTGAAGCCAACTATGAGTATCAAGAACCTATTAACGATAGTGACCTCCCATTTCCAAAGGGCTATGAGCTTGACGGTAAAGATCTGACCGACTATGGTGTAGTAGTATTGAAAGGCAGTACAGCAGAAATACTGAAAACTCCGGCAGTAAAAAAGAACCTACTGCAGAATTTCAAACGTCAAGATGGAGCAATCTATGACGGTGAAGTTGTGAAATTCCAAACCAAAGAAGTATCTCTCAAATGCCTGATGCGGGCCGGGACGATTGAAGCGTTCTGGCGAAATCGCGATGCCCTACTCTATGATCTTACAAAACTGTCTGCTAAGGTCGATGATGAAGGATATGAGTATTCTGATGCTGAACGTATATTTTATTGTGATGAGTGGAGTGAAAGCTACCCTTGCTATTATAAGAGTTGCCAGACAAACAATTTTCTTCTTAATAATGGGGTATGGTGGGAATTTACCTTGAAACTTGTATTTACTAGTTTCCGGATTGGAGAAACAGACTTCCTGCTTGCTTCCGAAGCAGGAGAATTTATCATAACAGAAGATGGAATATTTTATATTGACTTAAAAAATTATGCCAATTAAAAAGAAAAAAATCAGCGAATTAACGCTTGCTGATAGCATGGTAGGATTGTACACTATTGGCGTTAAAATGGTGAATGGCGTACAAACAAGTGTAAAAGTTAGTCTTGAATTCATAAAGAAAGCCTATGATGACGTAGTTGCAGCAACAAAGAAGGCCAATGACGCAGCAAAGGCGGCTGATGATTCCCGAACCCAAATAGAAGCGAATGAAGATACTCGACAACGCAATGAAGCTACTCGTATCAACGCTGAAAGAAATCGTTCAAGTGAAGAACAAGCCCGGTCAGCTGCAGAATCTGTACGTATCATAAATGAGAATACCCGTAAAGCAGAGGAAGCAGCTCGCGCGACCGCTGAAGGGCAACGTGTATCTGCAGAACTTAGCCGCATTGAAACAGAAAATAAACGAGTATCAGATGAACAAGCACGTATAAGTAATGAAGATGCACGTAAGACCGCTGAAACAGGACGTTCTTCTGCAGAATCGGAACGTGTGAAGGAAGAAGACAAACGAAAAGTAGCTGAAACAACACGTTCTACAGCTGAAACAGATCGCGTAACAGCCGAAGATGAACGAAAAGAAGCCGAATCCACGAGAGAAGCAAATGAAACTGCACGAATGACAGCCGAAGATAATCGCGTTACTGTCGAATCTGAACGCGTATCTGCTGAAACAGACCGTAAATCAGCGGAGACAGCCCGAGTATCAGAAGAAAACAAAAGAAAGTCCGCTGAAATTGACCGTAAATCAGCCGAAACGTCCCGGGTATCAGAAGAAAATAAAAGAAAGCAGGATGAAGATAGCCGCAAGGCTGCGGAAGATACTCGTTCCTCAAATGAGACTAGGCGTGTTTCTGCTGAAACAGAACGTGTAGAAGCCGAATCCCAACGTAAGTCAGAGTATAGCGGTATTATACAAGAAATGACATCTGCTACAGAAGATGCTAACGCACAACTAGAACTTGTAAAAAAAGCTACGAATGATGCAAATGCTGCCAAAAACGCATCAGTTGAACAGACAGCTCTTGCAAAGAAAGCTACTAATGACGCTAACGCAGCAATTATAAGTATTAATGCTGCCAAAGAAGAAACCCAACAAGCTACAGAAGAGGCTAACGCTGCCAAAGTTGCATCGGAAGCCCAAACAGCTTTAGCGAAAAAAGCTACTGATGATGCTAATACAGCCAAAAACGCATCAGTAGCGCAAACAGCTCTTGCTAAAGCTGCCACAGATAGTGCAAATGCGGCAGCACAGGCCGCCAATAACGCAGTTTCTGGAGTTGATGCTAAAGTAAAAGCTGCAGTGGATGCACTTGTAGCTGGAGCACCGGAAGCCCTCGACACGCTTATTGAATTGGCTAATGCCCTTAATAATGATCCGAACTTCGCCGCTACCATGGCAACAGAGTTAGGGAAGAAAATCAACGTTTCCGATATTGTCAACAACCTAACAAGTGGTGGTACTGGCAAGGTCCTTTCTGCCGAACAAGGGAAGGTTTTGAAAGCAGCTTTGGATACACATAACCATGCAGGAGTATACGAACCTGTATTCTCAAAAAATACAGCTTTCAATAAGAACTTTGGCACAACTTCCGGAACTGTTTGCCAAGGAAATGATAGTCGACTAAGTGACGCCCGTACACCTAAAGCGCATACTCACAAGAAGTCTGAAATAAGTGATTTTCCAGCTTCTATGCCAGCAAGCGATGTGCCCGCTTGGGCTAAGGCTACCAATAAACCGAGTTACACTGCAAGCGAAGTCGGGGCATCACCATCAAACCACAATCATACGGGTACTTATGAACCTGCATTTACTAAAAAAACGGCTTTTAACAAAGATTTTGGTACGGCTGTTGGAACCGTGTGCGAGGGTAACGATGCCCGCTTAAGTAATGCAAGAACTCCGTTAGCTCACTCACATAAGAAAGCGGATATTAGCGATTTCCCAACGTCAATGCCGGCAAGCGACGTGCCCGCTTGGGCGAAAGCCACGAAGAAACCTACTTATACGGCAAGCGAAGTCGGAGCCTCTCCTTCTAATCATAACCATGATGCAGATTATCAGCCTAAGGGAAGTTATGCTAACTTATCACATACTCATGATGCTTCTGATATTACGCCTGATTCTACACACAGGTTCGTATCTGACTCTGAAAAAAGTACATGGAACAGTAAGGCTGCCGGGAATCACAACCATTCCGGAGTATATCAGCCTGCTGGTAGCTATGCTCCATCATCACATGGTCACAGTGCTAGTGATGTAACCCCTGATTCAACACATCGATTCGTAACAGATTCGGAAAAATCTACTTGGAATAGTAAAGCAGCCGGCAACCACAATCATGACTCTGCTTATCAGCCTAAAGGCAGTTATGCTCCTTCATCACATAGCCATGTTGCCACTGAAGTGACTCCGGATGCTACTCATCGCTTTGTTACTGATACGGAAAAAAGTACATGGAATGGTAAAGCTGAAGGGAATCATAATCATGACTCAACTTATCAGCCTAAGGGAAGTTATGCTGCTGCATCACATTCACATTCTGCTTCAGACATAACAGAAGTGACAAATAAGAAGTTTATGACGGATGCGGAAAAGAACGCACTAAGTTCTCTTGGAACTACGTACGCTTTGAAAGATTTCTCTAATATCGGAGTCAAATCACTTGGACAAAACGGTTATCGTAAATATGATGACGGTCTGCTTATTCAATGGGGGTACTCAAGTACTTCCGGGATAGGTAAAACCGTGTATCTTAATACGACCTTTTATGATAGTAATTACACTATTCAACTAACTGGAACTCGGCTCGTGCATAGTAATTACATGTATTCTTTCGATGTATATAGCAAATATGCTTCTTACTTTGTTATGGATTCCGTTTACCATAATAATGACTCCGATGCTGGAGGGTTTAGTATAGCTTTCTATTGGTTTGCTATAGGCCGTTGGAAATAAGATTACTTCCAGCGACCAATAGCAAACCAATAGAAAGAGGCTGTATTAGAACCTGCATTGGCAGCTTGCTGATATTTATTATTATATCCAAAATAACTAGTTGAAACAGAGGTGTAATTGGCTATCCACGATGAATCGTTACCTGTATTTCCATTATTACAAGTCAAGTGCAGAGAATAATTTGTGTCATAGAATGAAGAGGGGAAATATATTGTTCCAGAGTAAGTGCCACTCGTCTTTTTTCCCCATTGAATCATTAGGCCGTCAGGAAACTTATAATAACCGTTTTGTCCAAGTGACTTAGTTCCAACATTTGAAAAGTCAGATTTTGCGTACGTAGTTCCAAGAGAACTAATTTTATATAAACAAATAACTAAATGAATGTATTATGAAATACTGGAAACAAGGATTTTACGATGAACCAATTGAGGGTTCGGTAGAAATTGAGGACGACTATTACAATGATTTGTTAGAAGGTCAGTCTGAAGGAAAAGAAATTTACGAAGGTGATAATGGTGTTCCCATTTTGGTAGAGCATGAGTATTCTATTGATGAAATAAAAGAAATGAAGGTAAGTCGTATCTTGCTGTATGACAAGTCAAAGGCGGTTAATTCGTTTACTTTGAGTGGGAAAGAAATGTGGCTTGATAAGGATACTCGAGTTGGTTTGAAGAACTCCATTTCAATAGAACAAGACATGGGAAGGACCAAAACAGTGTTGTGGTTCGATGGTGTGAAGTATACTATTCCTATTCTTAACGCATTAGCAATGTTAAATTCTCTAGAATTATATGCCCTCGACTGCTATAATGTGACACAGCTGCATCTTGCAGCTATAAAAAAGATGTATATCGTGTCGCAGATTGAAGAGTATGATTACACAGTAGGTTATCCGGAAAAACTATTATTTGAATAGCATTAAAAACACATACCTGATTATATTTTAGATTATAATTCTAATCAGATGATATGATAATTTTATATAGTGGTAATAAGGAAATAAAGCTCGATGTAAAGGACGAAAGTTACTCTTACGAAGCAATCATGGCGGAAGATACACTTAATTTGTATTTTTCCTATCCGGGATACTTAGAAATACCGGTCGGAACTTGGTGCGACTTTTACGGAAAGCGTTATTCTCTCAAAAAAGATAGTAATTTCAAAAAGAAAGGTGAGCGTAACTTTGAATATACGCTTATACTTGAAACAGCTAAAGCGGATGCTATGATGTGGAAAGTTCGTCACATTGCAGATAACAGTATCAAATTCGCATATACAGCTAAAGCACATGAGCACCTACGATTACTCGTCGAGAACCTAAATCGTCGTGATATGGGCTGGAAAGTCGGTGATTGCATCGAAGGAACGGATAAAGTTATCAACTATAATCACACATATATTCTTGATGCACTTAATCAACTTGCAGATACGTATGAAACGGAATGGCAGATTACTGGAAAGACGGTTCACCTTCGTAAAGTTGAATATAACAAGAATAATCCTTTGAAGCTGTCTTATGGTAAAGGCCATGGTTTCAAGGTTGGTGTTGGTCGGGAATCCGGAGATATACCGCCCGAAATTGTCCTAGTAGAAACTTCTGATCGAAATATCAACTACTCGACATACGGAGCTAAATATCTGTTACTGCCCAAATCTAAGACCCTTCATTATGAAGGTAGAACGTATATAACTGATGCAGACGGAACCAGTGTCATGCGTGCTGACAAAAGCTTAGTTACAGGTAAAGAGGATAGTCTAGACTGCACTGCAATCTATCCTTCTCGTATTGGAACTGTTAGCTCTGTTATCGAGGTTAATAAGGAGACTAACTTCTATGATTTTGTAGATAGCGATATACCTAACGATCTTGATTTTAAGAAATGTCTGATAGCCGGAGAGACCATGACCGTCATCTTCCAAACAGGTACACTTACAGGCAAAGAGTTTGAAGTCAAGTATATCCATGAGCCCATTCTTAAAGAGAATGGAGAAATAGAGAAAGCAGGTAGACGTTTTGAAATAGTTCCACAGGAGATCGATGGTATCACTATGCCGGAACCTGATGTCTGGCATCCTAAGACAGGCGATACCTACGCAGTATTCGGTATCCAGCTACCGAACTCATATATCTGTAATGATGAAGAGCAGACAGGTGCTAGCTGGGAAGTGTTTAAGGAAGCTGCTAAATACCTCTTTGAGCATGAAGATAAATCATTCGTATTTACCGGAACATTGGACGGTATCTGGGCAAAGAAGCGTTGGCTAGAAATAGGCGGCAAGATTGTGCTGGGTGGTTATGTAGATTTCTCCGATACCCAGTTTCATCCAGAAGGTTCACTTATTCGCATGATAGGAATTAAACGTTATGTGAATAACCCTTATTCTCCGGAAATAGAATTATCAAATGATCCAGTTGGTACTTCCGTAACCAGCGAATTAGATAAGATCGAGACAAATGAAGTAGACGTAGATATCAAGTATAAAGATTCTTTGCGATTTACCAAGCGCCGTTTTCGTGATGCAAAGGAAACTATGTCCATGCTTGAAAATGCTTTATTGAACTTCTCCGGCTCAATCAATCCCATCACTATACAGACGATGCAGTTACTCGTAGGTGATGAAAGTTTGCAGTTCCGCTTTGTCAGATCAAAAGCGGTCCCAGTACAAGTATCTCATAACATTACTTACAATATCAATACAAAGGTGCTACATTCGCCTGCCGGCATCATCCAACACATGACGCTAGGGATAAAAACTGTGTCGTCTGAACACAAAGCTAGCGAATACAAGTTTTGGGATATGGCTGAATATAATTCTCCGGCGCTTATTGCCCCAGAGAAGAAATATTATCTGTATGCTGTATGCAGCAAGGAAAATCAGACCGGCACATTCCTTCTCAGTGAAACTGCTATCAAAATGGAACAGATAGCAGGATATTATCACCTACTAACCGGCATCCTAAACAGTGAGTATGAAGGTGAGCGCAGCTTCGTTGAGTTGTATGGATTCACTGAAATTCTGCCGGGCCGCGTAACAACAGAACGGATCATCTCTCCGGATGGAAAAACTTACTTTGACCTGGTTAAAAGTGAAATAGGTGGAAATATTCAAATTAAGGCAGGATCCTCCGGATTAGAAAATTTGGAGGAATGGCTTGAAGTTAGTGATCTGATTGATTCTATTCAGAAGTCTGCAGCTGATGCAAATGATGCTGTGGAAGGTCTGCATGACTATATCGACGGTGCATTTGCTGACGGCATTATCACTGAGGCGGAAGCTAAAGCTATCGAAAAGTATATCAACACTGTAAATAATGCGAAAGCAGCTGTAGAAGCAACATACAATAAACTGTATGTAAATCCTTATCTCTCAGGAACGGCCAAAACCGGGTTGCTCAATGCAAAGGTTACGCTGATGGGAAGCATTGAGAACCTTATCAAGTCTATCAATACCGCCATTGCCGACGGGCAGACAACCGTAGCAGAAAAGAAAGACGTTGATGATAAGTATGTCCTGTTTAATTCTGCGTATGCCGACTTCACCACTGCCGTAGAAACAGCCAATAAAGCGATACACGATGCCTTGAAAGGTTATTCAGAAGAAGCATTAAGAGAGGCCGCTGCTGCTATGGAAGCAGCCAATGCGGCAGCCAAGAGTGCCAGTGAAGCAAACAATGCAGTATCCAATCTAAATAATTATGTAGATGGTGCATTCGCTGACGGTGTAATATCCGAGGCGGAAGCTAGTGCTATCGAAAAGTACATCAACACTGTAAATAATGCGAAAGCAGCTGTAGAAGCAACATATAACAAACTATATGCAAATACATACTTAACCGGAGTCGCAAAAACAAACCTGCTTAATGCAAAGGTAACACTGATGGGGGCCATAGAAAGATTAATAAATGCAATAAATACCGCCATTGCAGACAAGCTTACTACTCCAGACGAAAAACAGGCTGTTGATACACAGTTTGCAAGCCTCAACAGTGCTTATGCTGACTTTAATACTGCTGTCGAAGAAGCTAATAAGTCCATACAGGACAAGTTAAAGTCTTTCGCCGATGATGCTATGAAAAAAGCACTGGAAGCGTTACAGGATGCGGCGGATGCCGCAAAAGCCGCTGAAAAAGTAAACGGTGATGTTAGTGATTTACATGAATATGTAGACGGTGCGTTTGCCGACGGTATTATATCAGAAGCAGAAGCTAAAGCTATTGAGAAATATATCAATACAGTCAAGAACACGAAAGCCTCTGTAGAAGCTACATATAATAAGCTGTATGTAAATACATACTTGGTTGGTGTTGCTAAGACTAACCTACTCAATGCTAAAATCTCTCTCTTTGGGGCTATCGACAATCTCCTCGCAGCAATCAACGTTGCTATTGCTGACGGGCAGACCACTACTGCGGAGAAAAAAAACGTTGATGATAAATTCGCTCTCTTTAACTCAACTTTAGCCAGTTTCAATACAGCCGTCGAAGCAGCTAATCAATCAATACAGGATGCGCTCAAACAGTTCGCCAACGATAACAAGGCAGAATTAGATATACTGAGCGATAGAATATCTGCACAAGTAACACGTGTAGATAGCATTACACAACGTATTGATACAGCCGGATGGATTACCACGGCAGACGGTAACAAGATATACGCTTCTAAGGAGCTGGAAAATGGTAATACGCTTATATCTTATATCAACCAGGCGGGCGGAGCAACAACAATCCATTCATCTAAGATCAATCTGGAAGGTGCTATTACTATTACTGCGCTTCATAGTGATCTGCAGACAGTGATTAATTCTAAAGTAGACAGAGACGGTTTAGGCGGATTGGCTTTTAAAGATGCCGTTGAAGCTGCGCAGCTCGGAAGTACTATTATCATAGGAGGTTATCTTAATACTGACTTGATTAAAGTACGACGAATTGATGCTGAGGTTGGATTTGTTGGTGGATTTACTATTGAAAAAGGGCGTCTTATCTGGACACGTTCCGATTATTTTGGTGGGACGTCACGTAGCTTAAAATTAGGATCAGGAACATCTAAAGAGGGCGTTGTTAATGTGACCTTTAATCCTGCCACAGATGGGCGCTTTGGAGTAGCAGCAATCGGAGCAAATGCAGGTGGTAGTGCAGCGATATATGGTTCATCAAAGACAAATCCGACTTATCCATCGAACTACGTTTACGCAGGTTTTTTCGATGGTAATGTTACTGTATTAGGTGATGTTTCCGCCAGGGGCTTTTTTCCTCAAGACAATAGTGGAAATTCTGTTTCAGTCGTATCTGATGCATGGCTTTATGGACTTAAAAATAATCAATTAGATGGTATTGCCTCTAAAAACATGAAGATTCACATTATAAAAGGAATGATTGTAGAGTGTTCACAATATTAATTTTGAAAGTATAATTATGAAAGTAAATTTAAACTGGAACTTACTTGATCACAAAGGTCAGGAAGCAGTTGAATTAGTCGATGGTAAGGAGAGGAAGAAATCTCTTCGTGATATGATCTCAGAAGCCTTGTATGCTACCGGCATGAATGCTCAACTAGGTATGGATATGGCTAAAAAATTACGTGCTTATAAAATGCTGCAGCAGATTATTAACAATCGAGGTATGCTTGATATTGAAACAGACGATGCTACTCTCCTAAAGGAGATTTGTGCAGAGTTTTTCACCGCTGGCGTTTATGGACAGATTTATGACTTAATAGAAAAAGGAGGTAAAGAATGAATATTAAAGCAACTAACAGTACAGCAGTATCAAAGGTTACTGCAGATATCAAGATCAAGTACAGGATGTCAACTCGCGGCACTGAGGCGGTAAAAGATGTTACAGCTGAAATTTCTAATGATGAAACAGTTGTCGGATTCTTTAATATATCAAAAAACGGGGTGACTGGTTTTTCTCTACACGAGGATCACGGGCTGACTCCCGAGGAAGTGAAACAGGTATTCCAGACTGCTATTGATGATTGTAGCAAGGTATTGAAATAAAAGTTATGATATGGGGGTAAATGAGTGGATAGCGGTATTGGGAGCTATAGGTGGTTTGGAGGCAATCAAATGGGTTGTAAATTTCTACGTCAATCGGAAGACTGACGCAAGGAAAGAGGATGCGGCGGCAGATGCAGTAGAGAATGAGAACGAGAGAAAACAGGTTGCATGGCTTGAAGAACGTATTGCTCAACGTGATACAAAGATTGATGCGATCTATGTAGAACTCCGGCAGGAACAAGCGGAGAAGCTCCAACTCATCCACGATAAACATGAGCTGGAACTCAAACTTAAAGAAGCTGAGATAAAGAAATGTGATGTTCGCGGATGCACTAACCGGCAGCCGCCAAGTGACTATTAATTATAAGGAGGAAAAGAAATGAAGTACTTTACAATTGCGGAACTCTGTAGGTCTATAACTGCAGACCGTTTAGGAATCAGCAACAGATGCAATCAGGAACATGTCGTTAATCTGACTGTACTAGTGAATAATGTATTGGACCCATTACGGGAATGGTACGGTAAACCGATTACGATTAATTCTGGTTTCCGCTGCCCGGCATTGAATAAAGCAGTGAAGGGTTCTAATACATCTCAACACATGACCGGACAAGCTGCCGACATTGATACGGGTGATCGACAACAGAATAAGTTGCTGTTTGAATACATCCGAAAGAATCTTCCTTTCGATCAACTCATTGACGAGAGTAATTTTGCCTGGGTGCATGTATCATTCCGGGCAGATGGTATGAATAGAAATCAAGTATTGAAGCTATGAGACGCCTAGTACACTTCCTGATCATTTTGCTGACGTCAGCAATATGGTTTTCATCCTGTCGAAGTATCCGACATATTCCAGTAGAAACTGTGAGGACTGAAATACAATACAAGAATAGATTACAACGTGACTCCATTCACGTACATGATTCAATCTATATACGTGATAATGGAGATACTATTTTCGTGAACCGATGGCATACAGAATATAAAGATCGGTTATTACGTGATACTTGCTATGTACATCGAACAGATAGTATTCAGGTGCCATATCCAGTCGAGCGTGAACTTTCCTGGTGGCAATCTGTTAAGCTACAAGTCGGAGAAATAGCTATAGGAGTAATTATTGGTTTGATCATTATAATTGTCTGGCTACTCCGTAAGAATAGAAAGAAATAACTACTTAAAAATAACACTAAGATTCATAATAAAAAAACTTTGGGTGCCTCGGCTTGGGAAAGTCGGGGTATTTTTATGCAAATATGTATGTTCAATATATATATTTATGTAGGAATCTGGAATGAATTATAATTTGTTTCAATAGTAAAATTGATAAGCCAAAAATAAGTTGTATCTTTGTTCATATCTTATGTGAATAATATGGCTAAATATTTAGATATTTCAAATTGGAAAAGACAAATACATCTTCACACGGGAGGTACTAGGGATAAATTTATTACGATATCACCGAATGGAGACAAGTATTATTTCAAAACCTCTATGAAGAGAGAAAATAGAGATTATAAGTATGAGTTTTGGTCTGAAATTATTGCTTCAGAAGTTGGGATATCATTAGGCTTTAATGTTTTACGATATGATGTAGCTTCTTTTGATTCTACTATAGGATGTATATCTAAGTCTATTATTGATGAAGACAAAGAAGAACATCACGAAGGATATAGATACATAGTTCAAAAACATCCTGATTTTTCTGTAGAGTTTAAGAAAAAACATTCATTGCAATATATTTTTGATTCTTTGGAAAATGTGCATTTAGGTCATTTGAAAACTGATGTAATCAAAATGATCATTTTTGATGCAATTATAGGGAATACAGATCGTCATTCAGAAAATTGGGCGTTAGTTATAAACAAAGGATCTGACTATCAAGAAATAGAAAGAGTTATCTTAGATTATCAAAGGAGATCTATTTTTTCAAAAATATTATTGACTATTTTTGTTTTTATTAATAGTCGAACAACTATAAGATCAATAAATAAAAGATTTCAACGATTGAGATCCTCTTTTTCACCAATATATGATAGTGGAAGTAGTTTAGGAAGAGAATTATCCGCAGAAAGAATAAGCATTATACTAGATGATGACCAAAAGATGGAACAATATATTAAAAAAGGTCTATCTGATATTAGATGGAATGATAAACAGTTAAATCATCTTGAACTACTTAAGGTAATTAAATTAGATTATAGGAGTATTTTTGATGGAATAATACAAGAGGTTAAACAGAAATATGTAGAACAAAAAATAGTTAATATTGTTAATCACATAGATGATGATGTGCCTCCACTGTTTTCCGCATATAAAATTCCGGAGAAGCGTAAAAGATTTATAATAGAATATATAAAAATAAGAATTCTAAAAATAATAGAAATTTATGAGTCAGTGCTTTAAGAAAATATTTCTTTCTTGGAGATTAGGGAAAACCTATTCTCGGATTATGGTTGGAGTTATTGAAGATACTCCGACAGGTGCTGTATTTGCATACATAAAGGAGGGTGTCGAGGAAGCTCAGAAATTTGGATTTAATGGATATCCCGGTTTTTCCTTGGAACAGTCAGAGTATAAGCAGAATGTGTTAGATTTCTTTTCCAAACGGCTTATAAATTTAGAAAGATCTGATACAAAAGAATTATTAGATTTTTGGGAGATTGATCCTAAATATAAAAATAATTCTTTATATATGCTAGCAATGACCCAAGGAAAAATGCAAACTGACAGTTTCGAATTCTTAGCATCGTTTATGCCTGCAAATGGAGTTTGTTTTGTAACAGACATTGCTGGTATAAATTATCGTAATTTTGATTTAGGAAAAATAAAAGAAGGAACAATTTTATCTTTTGAGCAAGAACCTAATAATTCTATAGATAATAAAGCTGTTAAGGTGTTATATAAGGGAGAACTTATAGGATATATAAAACGGGGGCATAATGAGTTTTTTTATGGAGAGAATAGTGATAGGATTAAACTCTGTGTGAAGTCTATAACTAATATACCTTCATATAAGGAATTGTATGTGAAAGTTTATACTTGACTTATTTCCATATTAAAAGCTTGTCATTGATAAATTTCGCCCCGTCTTCCTGATTCGGGGCTTTTCTTTGTCCGCCTCCAAAGTGTCACTATCATTATGCTATAAAAGATTGCATTATGTGACAGTGTGACGGTCGTGTGATCGCCTTGGGCCAAAAGATTCGGGGCTTTTTTCTTATTCATAATCAAACTTCTCGTATCTTTGCAAAAAAAAAAGATCCATAATGAAAGTCAAACATGAATATGAAAGAATGCCGGCCAATGAGATTTGGAATGCAGTAGTAACTTATATTAATAAGAACAAGCAGTTTTTGTCCTCTACTGGTATTAAATATAACGCCAAGGTCATAATTGATTCTATAGAATACAAAGGCGGCAGGGAAGGAAGTGTTAGAGCCACTGAAGGAGAGTCTATCAGTAAGAATCAATTTATTTCTGCATTTAGGCAAGTCCGTGACATGGAATGTATCAATACAAAAAATGTCAAGCCATATATTGATAGAAAGCAAAGTCCATTTGTTGGCTTACTAAAGTCCGTCGGCATCATTGAGTAAGATACGGTTCAGGAAGTTAAGCAAAAACGAAGTGCTTGCTAAATTTGCTATGAATAATCGGTAGCTGAATAGTCACCTATTTTTATGCTCTCTGTAGAATACTAGAGTCGTCAAATCTTCATTTCCTCTAATAATTGGCAGAATAGCATACCAATATAAAAATAAACAGTATATTTGTGTACAGACGTGGATGTCTGTTGCATCATCTCTCTACGGAAAAATTGCTAGTTTTCGAGATCGAGAGAAGATAATACGTTTATACTCCAAAAATTAGCCTCGACTAAGTGTAGTCGAGGCTTTTTTGCACCAATCATGCTATAATTTATCGTATTTAAAATATGTATTAATAGTTTAATTTAACTTATTTATCAAAGTCAAAAAGTTCTACTACTGTAGATATATGTAAGTTTACACAACTTTTAAATTAAATGTTATGGCTAAGAGAATTGGATATATTGAAAAAGATGGAGTAATATTCGTATCTGTTAAAGATGTATTTGAATACTTGCGTGAAATGGAGGTAATTACCACGGATCAGTTGGAATGGCAATACCGGTGGAATTTTGAACAGGATATCATTAAACGTATGTATGCTTGTTATAGGAGTGGTGGTCGTACAAATGCCGATGTTCCTTGGATAATGGATGGAGAGTTTTATTGTCACTGGTTGCGTTTCGAATATACCGACTTCGTGAAAGCAATAAAGGTTTTGCGAAATGAGAAGGAAATTAAGAAGCTAGCAATATTAATTGACTTTCATGACTTTGCACGTAGTAAGCTGTTTGTGAAGCGTAAATTTGCACTAAAATAATGATTGTAAAAAGAGGTAGCCGAATAAGCTACCTCTTAATTATATACTACAATTAATATTTATTATTTGGTTGATATCAGTAGTATAACGTCCGGAGAGCTGTTCTTGTTTTAACCTCCATTCTCTTCCGTTTCCTTGCACGGCCAGTTTGATGGGTTGACCGTGTTCACCGTTGATCTTGTCTACGATTTGCATGAGTTTATGATGCTTCTCACGGTCGACGGAATCAAAAAGTCCGAGTTGTGCATCTTCTGTTATTTCGGTGATGATGACGCCTGCCTTCTTGTATTGATAGCCTTGCATGAAGATGTTTTTCAGTCCGATAAGTGCGTAATGGATAATCTCTTGCGTGTCATTGCTCGGTACGGGAAGATGGATGACGGTGTTCTTCCAGTATTGCGGAAGGTCTTCCCTAAAGTTATTGGTGTGGATAAATACCATGAGAGAATGGGCATACGCTTTCTGCTTCCGGAGCTTTCGGGCACAGGTCGATGCGTGTGTGGCGATAGCTTCTATCAAGGTATCGATGTCGGAGATCATCTTTCCGAAAGACCTGGATGTACAAATCTGTTTCTTTGCCGGAGGAATGGATTCCATGCGGATGCAGGAAATGCCACGAAGTTCCTTCCAGGTGCGTTCGCCTGTCACGGTCATTTCTTTGCGTACCCATGCTTCGGGAAGTTGGATGAAGTCATAGGCCGTCTTTATCCCTTGCTTTCCGAGTTTAATGGCTTGCTTGTGTCCGATTCCCCATACCTCTCTTATCTCTGTCTGTTGCAGGGCTTTGAGATGCTTTTCTTCTGTATCGATGATACACACCCGATTGTATGCAGGATACTTTTTCGCAAATTTATTCGCTATTTTGGCGAGCGTCTTTGTGGAGGCTATTCCCAGACTCATGGGGATGCCGGTACCACGGGTCACTCTGTTTACGATGTTTGTCCCCAGCGATTGCAGTTCCTTTATGCCGTCCAGATCCAGAAACGCTTCGTCTATCGAGTAGACTTCGATTTCCGGAGCCAGCTCGGTAAGTATCGACATTACTCGTCCGGACATATCGCCATATAGGGTATAGTTTGACGAAAAGACAGCGATTCCGTGACTGTCTATCAGACTTTTAATCTGATAGGCAGGGACGCCCATCTTAATTCCCAGTTCCTTGGCTTCATTGCTGCGTGCTATCACGCAACCGTCATTGTTGGAAAGCACAACGACCGGCCTTCCGTTGAGAGCCGGATTGAATACCCGTTCGCAGGAAGCATAAAAGTTATTGCAATCTATTAGTCCGAACATTATCTTTTCCTCCGATTCTTTTTGATTGTAAATGTAACGATTCCCCAGATCATGAAGTCATTCTCCTTGGTTACTTTTATCAGTGGATAATCCGGATTGGAAGGGACCAGCCAGATAGCTTCCGGTTCCAGTCTTACTCTTTTGACGGTGAACTCGCCATCGATAAAGCATACTGCCAAATCATCATCCATCAGCTCCAATGACTTGTCGATGACCAGTATGTCACCTTCTTCTATTCCTTCGTCTCTCATCGAGTCTCCCGTCACACGTCCGTAGAACGTAGACGCCGGATGACGGATCAGTTCTTTGTTCAAGTCAATCGCCTGTTCCATATAGTCCTGAGCAGGAGAGGGAAAGCCAGCCTTTATTCCTTCATCGGCAAATTGCAACGGAAGGCTGCTGGATATGTCTATCTTATGTATTTCTATTTGCTTTTTCATAACTCTGAATCTTTTCATTAAGAACAAAAGAGGTCAGGGTTTGCTCATTACAGATACTCGTTTTTAATTATAAATAGTTTTTTCCCAGTCATCCAAGACTGTTACTTCCCACCGAGGAAGATATGGATTAATATAGGTTACAGACCTACCATATACAGAGAAACTTTTTCCAATAAACTCGTCGATAGCTTCATCTTCCCCTTTTTGAAGACAGATATTCATAAAAACATGCATTTCATTCCAGTTTGTAGGCCCTATGAACAAAGATTCAATCAAGCGGCCTTTAACAGGTACACCAATAACTTGCTCTTTTATCCTATCAACTAATGATACAGCTTCTTCAAAAGTCATACTTGTATTTTTAGAACAAATATACACAAAAAATAGATGCCCTCTCCCCTATCCCATAAAAGCGATTTCAATCTGTGGAATTTCAGTATTACAAATTTCAATTCTATTAAGAAAGATATTTTCGTAATTCTTCAATTGCCTGTGATGCACTTCGGACTACCACATACTTATTACGGCATGATTCCGCTTGTTTTTGAAACTCTTTCTGTTCTTCTGACTGTTTTCCTACCCTCGTTTTAAACTCTATACAGAGAGAAGCAAAACCCTTTTTGGGAATTAATACGATCACATCAGAAATTCCAGGCTTTACTCCTTGCCGTTTGAGATTAGCAGCTTCTCGTATATGACGGCTTCCACCGTTTGGGACCGCGAATATGAGTTTATCAGGTATATTTGGAAAGTATAGAGGAATAAGTTTGAAGAACTCTGTTTGTATGCGAGCTTCCTCATTATTATGTACTTCTTTAGAACGTGGAGGATTACGCTGATCAGCATAACAATTATAACACATAAAACCGATATCGGTCTTAATAACCGACACTGTTTCCTTTCCACATAAAATGCACTTTTCTTTATTCATTTTTAATATTACTTTCTAAAAAACATATCACCCGAAATAGACCGGGCTGTATCATCACCAGTTAGCCGGATGTATCGAAAGAAGTTCTGTTCAGTCCGGTGCCCGGTGAGCTTCATTATCTCGAACGTCTTCATCCGGCCGGTCAGATACATATTTGTCGCTGCACTTCTTCTTGCTGTATGACTACTTATCAATTCCCACTTTTCATGGGTAACCGTTGTCAGCTTTCCGCTTTTAGTGAATGAATAAGTAATCGGATCGTTTAATCCGATTTCTTTCATTATCACCTTCAGATACTTATTGAAGTACTGAATGCAAAGACCGCATGGAACCTGACCGGCATACTTTGAGAAAATTTCCCGCACATAATCATGAGCTGGAACCTTTACGTCGATGTTAGTCTTTTTTGTCCGGATGACAATGTAGTTATCAATAAGGTTCTGACTTGTAAGTCTTGAATAGTCCGAGTATCGCAAGGCAGTGAGACAGCCTAATACAAACATATCTCTGATCCGTTCTTTTGCTTTCCGCTTATCCTGCCTGACAAACTTGTAGTAGTATATTCTTGTGATCTCATTCATCGAAAGGAACACGGCGTTTGTTGGTTCAGTCCTCAAATCAATCTCGTCGTAGGTATTATCTACTGCATAGTTGTACTGAGATGCTCTACGCACAAGTGATTGAATTTTCAGAACGTATCCGACAATGGTATTATGTCGAAGTCCTTGGTCTTCCAGATAGATGATGAAATCGTCCAAAAACTCAGCCGTCACCGAATTGGTGAATATGTCACAATCAAACTCTGAGGAGAAGTTATCAATGTGTTTTATGATCGCATCGTAAACGGCTGCATAGTGTTCAGACTTGCGTCTGCTTCTCTTTTCAAGCACATCCTGGATGAAATCAGTGAATAATATGCCTTCAAGCGGTTTCTCCTGCCGGAAATGGTTAATGTAGTCCTTGCGTACTTGGGCGGTCCGGACCGGTTGTGATAATTGTAATGCTTTGGCTGTATCATTTTAAAGGGTTAGTTACTATGTTTATTGAATATCATTCCGAGGTGCTCCTCGATATGATTCGTTATCTTTATTTTATTGAACTATTCTACAAATACATTCGATTAGCAACATGAAAAAGGTAATGGCAAAAAGATATTTCCAAAATCGAATTTTCTTTTTAATTCTTTCTTCATGCTTTCTATACATCTTGTCAAAAAGTATTTGACAATCATCTTTGTAATACTTAAATCTCTCTTCTACATAGCCTGCAATATCATCAACGATTGCATACTTTATCCTTTCTGGAACAGACATCGGATACCCCCTTTCCCCATAATTCAATTCAGTTATAACGCTATGCCCTACAAGCTCCTCAACACCTCTTATTCTAAATTCCAGTTTAATAGGATTCATACCATCATTGAGATAGTTCCTGAATTTCTTTTCGGCAAGTTTTTCTATTTTCTCACCATTCATTTTTGCCATTCGTTCTATTTTAAGAAAATATGATTCATCCACAACATAGGCGTTTGAATCAAATTTATATCTAAACTTTATTTCACTCATTTTTTTCTTGTTACGAATTAAGTTGATTGATCATTTCGTTAGCGACTGAAATACAATATCTGCAAAATGACTCTTTATCAAATGAAGTTTGCGGAAAATTCCCCTGCATTGCAGCCTTTACAAGTTGGAAACGTCTTTCCTCCCAATCAATAAGGTTTTCTTTTGTAGATAAATAGCATTCTTCTACATCTTCAAAGTCCCAAAACCTATTCATCTTCATATCAACGCATTCATAACCTTTGCTATCAATATAAGATACAACATCAATATCACTTCTATATGTATGCCCAGAGTAAGTTATTACATCTACAATCTCGCCTGTTTTTCTTATTTTTGCTTTCATATTCATTACTGTATTGTTTTGATTAATCTGCATCGTATTCAACATCAATGACTTCCTCAGACTTATATGCCATTGGCAAGGTCATATCTGCACGTAGCATTCTCCACATCAGAGAGATTGCTGTTTCTTCATCATCGGCATATATTTCTCGTATCCCGGAGTATGAGCCGTAATAATATCTTATAGTGTATTTATTCATATCTATCTTAATTTGAATTATTCTTCATCATCATATTCTGTATCAAAGATACGTGCAACCATATCTACAATATTTTCCTCAATATCTTCCGTGGATCCAGTTACCGCATTGGCTATATTTTTCTTCTCCTGAATGATCCGATAAACTTTTTCATCAATAGTTCGCCGGCCAAGAAAATAGTAGCAAGTCACAGAATCCTTTTGTCCGATACGATGCGCACGGTCCTCACATTGACAGCAATCGGCGTACGTCCAAGGGAACTCAACAAAGGCGACATTACTTGATGCGGTAAGCGTCAAACCGACTCCGGCTGCTTTTATTGAGCAAATAATAATATCCACTTTAGGATTATTTTGAAAGGCGTCAACCGCTCTTTGCTTCATGTCCGGTGATTCTCTACCTGTTACAGATACAGCCGTGGGGAAGTAACGTTTCAATTGATCTACAACTTCATGAAGCGAACAAAAGAGGATTATTTTCTTTCCATTCTCCCGAAAGTCTTTCACAAATTCAATAACATCGCGTACTTTTCCACGTGCTGAGATATTACGGAGAACCCCGATCTTTACCATTACTTCGCCACGCAGAGCCTTTTCAATCTTCTCATCATCAGCGTCCTTGTATTTCTGTAGGTACATGATAAGATCGCGTTCTGCATCCGTATACTCCTTACGATTAGTAATTTCGCATGTATTTACCTGACGTATCTTATCCGGTAGGTCTGTGAGGACAAAAGATTTCTCACGACGGAACATACAGTACTGCCAAAGATTGAAATTCAGTTCTTTCAAATTAGAAGCCTCTCTTTGTCCGGAGCAGTATCGGTTAACAAATGGTTTATAGCCACCAAAATCCTCCATACGGTTTAGAATCGCCAGCTGTGGAATCAAATCTTTAGGCCGATTTACTACCGGTGTTCCAGTAAGCTCTATCACCCATTCTTTGCCGGTGCATATCCCTTTACAGAATTTAGCCTGCTGGGTAGATGCAGATTTACAACGGTGACTTTCATCAATGATAACTGACTTGAATAAATTGATTGAGTTTCTAAATTCTACATCTCTCAATGTCCAGCCTTCGGCTTTCTTTATGCGTTGTACAAAGTATTTCTTTAATGATTCATAGTTAACAATAAACACCTGGTGCATTCCTGTCTGGAAGAAGAAAGTCCACGTATCACGCACCTTGTCGGTTAGGATCATCGCTTTTTTATCTGTAAATTTCTCCCATTCACGTAACCAATTTATTTTGAGTGAAGATGGACAAATGACAAGACAAGGAAAAGCATCAGCAAGATTTATTGTTGCAATACTCTGCAATGTCTTACCGAGTCCCGGTTCATCGCAATTCATAAACCGTTTTAGTTCCAATCCCCGTGCAATACCTTTAAGCTGATAAGGATAAGGCTGAATCTTTAAATTGTGCGGTACGGTTAGGTCCGGCAGTTCCGGAATATCATAAGCGATATCTTCCTCCTTTTTTTCTGTACCGTTTACCCAATTTATATTCTCAAACTGCTGTATTTGATAAATCATCCTTTCAAGCTCTACCCTACTCCTTGTCGGGACAATCCAAACTTTTTTAGCACCATCAAAACGTCTACCGGGAATCTGTCTGACCCGATCTATTATTGAAGTCTTATATTTGAATGATAATTCGAAATTATCTCCTTTTAATTCAATATTCATGATTCAGAGTATTTAGCAGGGGGAATTATCCCCCCTGTGATGATTGATTATGCGGTTGCGTCAAGAGGTGCAGGCGCCTCTATTTGTTTTTTACGTCCTCTTTTTTTAGGCTTCTCTTCTTCCAGTACAACAGCTTCTTCCGGTTCATCCGTTTCGAAATCAAGCCGCTCTTGTCTGACTCCCCATTTCTCTTCAAACAGATAACTTTCAACTTCCGCATCACAAGCTGCAGCATCAATGCTCAATTCTTCATAGTAAGGGTAATCTGCATCAAGGAGAGGAACGAAGATTTTCAAGTCAACAACTTTGCCGGACTGGAGAAGTTTAGCTCCCATAATGGTAATTCCAGAAACACCATCGACGCTGTCATTTGCATAGCCCGTAATGATATAATTTTCCAGAGTCTCTGCATAGCCCGGGGAAGTAAAGCTATCTTTGTTGATATTAGAAGCCTCTGGCTGCTCACACAATACAACGAGATGTAATTTAAGTCGGCTAAACGCTTCTCTTAAATCGCTGTGGATGATCTGATCGCAGCTCTTGTTAATTACATTCGTGTAGTTCGCTTCCGAGAAACGCTCATTGTACACTACATTCAAGCGGTCTTTTTTGATAATCGCCTTCTTGATCTCATTTTTTACTTGTTCCATAATCTTCTTTAGTTGATAAAGTGATAATACTAAATGCTGATACAACTCCCATGACGGCAGCCGTAGTTATTTCTCTAGTCGTTGCATCTTCTCTTTGAGAGAAAGACAATGCCGTAAACAGACCGATAACAGCTAGCCCGATTGTGATTCTTTTTAAGTTTTTCATGATGATTGCTTTTTATTGTTATTATACATTCCGGACATTTTCATTTCTTCTTTTGCTTTACTTATCACAGTTACACACCATGATAGTTGATGCGTTGCCGTCCGATTGCAGCGTTCGCACCAGTCGACCAAATATCGTTCTTCCCTACACAAAGAGTTAACTAGAGCATTTATGGCCGTCGCTGTTGCTTTCGCATTCTTAGCTGTATCAACAAGCGTCTGCATGATCTCGGATTTCATCGCCTCATTGAGCCAGTATTTTGAGTCTGCAAGTAATTTGCCGGAACGGGCAACATATACAGCCAAGTCATTGCCACGTTGTACCGCTTCTGTCGCATCTTCGCTCATGGTTATATTGAGAAATGAATCTATATTAGTTAATTCATCCAATATTTGATATTTAGGTGTGATAAGTAAGTTCATATTGTTTTTATGATAAAATATAATCAGACCATCAATTGCCACCATTTGAAAGCCAGGTCTTCGTACTTTTCTTTTCCCTTGGTATATGTAGGATGATTACGGTCGGTGATAAAATGCTTGAATATCTTGCAGTTCTTTTTCGAGATTGCATAAATGAAATCCTGTTCACTTCCTGCGATATCCATATACCAGGCACGGGATCGGTCCCAGTCAAAGAAATCTATCGCTTCATCGAATTGTGCCTGAGACTCTGCAAAGGTCGTTTTCAAATCGCCACCAAAACCGTAAGCAGATAACCACCAGTCCCATTTACAGCGAGTATCGAGGTGATAGGCAAAGTTCCCATAATGGAACTCCTGCTGCTTATTTACCATAAACTTCTGTGTATCAGACTGCGCTAGCACAACAGCAAGAAACAGGTCTTTCTCCGCTTCCTTCCGGAGAGCCTTACGCATCTCAAGTCCTAATTCAAATTCCTCTGTCGTGTACACATAATCATCTACCATCAGCTTGTCATACCGAACACGGTCATTCTCTGTGATAAGAGCGTCTACAAGAGTACCGAACTTGAATGCCTTTTCTTTATCCCCGTATTGAGCACGGGGATAGAGATAATTTTTAAGTTCTGTCAGATCAGAGTTACTTACTTCTGTACGCGAATAATATGAATCGGGATTTGACATAACTATTTAGCTTTTACATCTGCCTCGTAGCTGATGAATTGTGATTCGATATGTTTTTGCTCTTTGCTGTTTGCTTGTTTCTCGCAATAGGTAATCATCTTTTTAAATATCTTCTCCAGTTCCTCAACAGGCAAGGTTTGACCTTCGTTTATCCACCACATCTGGAATACCTCTAAGTATCCCTGTTGGTGAAGTACAATAATTTTTTCTTTCACCTTAGCGTTTGTCGGCGGAGGAGCAATAGAAGCGGCAGCACCTGCAAAAAGACTACCGATTGAACTTTGCTGCGCTTTCATTGCAGCTTCTTGTTTAGCTGCTTCTTCCGCTTTTTTTATTTCTTCCATCTGTTTAGCCGTTTCTGCAGCTTCACGTTGTTTGCGTACTTCTTCCGCTTTGGCGGCTGCCTCTGCATTAGCAAGACGAAGCAGCTCCAACTCTGCTAGTTCTTTACGTTTAGACGGAATACGGTCGGTAAGATCTTGCTTAACGTTTAATAACTTAGCCTTATACTGTTGAGCATATTGTTCATATTTACCTTCTAAGATATTTCGGCGAATCTCCTTTTTTGTTTCTTGACTGATATAGTAAGTCGCTGAATCCGCACTAAACTTATCAAAATGAGATTTGGGATAATCGGTCTGAAAGACTGTGATTCCTATAACTTCGCGATCGAAGCTCTCATGTGTCAAATTAGAGAAGATGCCCTGCAATTCAGAAACTTTACTTGAAAGATACTGGTTAAAATAAGAAAGAAGGCTATTCTCTATTGTCTGTTGATAATTTGCTTTCTCTGTCTCAATCCTAGCTCTTTGCTCTGCTTCTTTCTTCCTCTTCTGCTCTTCTTCATATTTGAACTTAGCATACTCATTGCGCTTTGCTACAAGCTTTCCGGGAATTGTTGAAGGATCCTTAGGATCAATTTGTTTTTCTTGGGAGGTGAAAAAGGAACGTATTCTATCAAATATCTGCGTAATAGGTTTACGACGTTCATCCATATTTTTGAGTGTATTATTTACCTTCCTCAAGTAGTCGGATGCAGCTTGATCTATCGTTTCATTCATACCTTCTCCTTCGATTGTATTAAGGAGAGTTTGACCAGCTTCATTGCATTTCTTGACAGAGTTAGTATTCCTTCCGATGATGTCCGGAAAGGATGAAAGGATGTTTTTTACCTCATCTATTTTGATTAATTCTGTTGCCATAATTGTTTTCTTAAATTGGTTAGTAAATACTTAGAATCCTCCGTTTGCATCATCTTCAGACACTGTTACTTGTACTGGTTCCGGAGCGTCTAATTGCTTTTCTTCTCCGAAAGGAGCATTAATGCCATCTACCGTTTGAACAGGTTCATTAATTTTCTCTTCATCTACTAGCCCGTAATCAATAACAGGTTCTTCCTGTTGTGTCTCCATAGATGTATAATTGCCCGTTCGTACTTTAGGGTATGCATCAAAAGCGTGTTTAATCATTTTGTTTTCAAGGAATCCTGTATCAATATGTCCACCGTTGGAGGTATACAGAGAGTTTGCCGTTCCTTTGTTTTGCTTGGCTGAAAAAGTAGATAAACGTTTCCAATCTGATTCCATCATCCAAGAGTAATCAACTGACCCGTCATTGCGTACAATACGAATAAACACGGCAACCGGCTTGTTTGACTTTCTAGGGAAAGCTCCTTCATACTCTATAGATTTAGCACCATTTACTCCGATAATAGGGCGGAATTTGTCACCTTCAAATACTACTACTGGATTATCTACATAGCGAACTTGTCCGGCACGCTGGCGCATATATACTTCACCATAAGCTGAAACCGTGAGCCCGGCACGTTTTTCCCACATATCACCATTAGCAGTTTTCACTTTAGCACTACGAGGAATTAAATAGCACTGCGGTCTGCCTGATTGGTCAAGTGAAAGACCATTCACTGCCATATCAAGGAAACAACCGAAAAGGGATAGCTTCGTACATTCTTGCAAGGATGGTGTCTCAGTCAACAACTTATTGAAATGAAATTTTTCACGATTATAAATCTGTTCACCCATATCTGTCCCCCAAATAGCATTATACATACCGATGAACTTCTGTTCAACTTTCTCGTTTTCGACAATTTTCGTTGCTGGAAGTGCATTTAGCTCCTCCACTCTAATTTGAATACTATTACTCATAATTGTTTAAATATTAGTTATTTATTAATCTCCTTGGTATACTCCACGGCTATACTCTTCCATTAGGAGTATGTCTTCCGCAGTAGGTTGTTTGGTTATATCCATCTTACAAGGTACCACCTTTGTAGGAGTTGGTTCAAAGCTACATTTCCTTTTCTGTTCTTCTCTTGCATCAAGCTGCTTACCAATGCTCTCCTGTAGAGCCTTTAGCATCTCTGATGACTTCGGTATGTAGGTCATACGGCTAGTTGCATTAGTTGTTTGATAATGTTGTCCGGTACTTTATTATGCAGGTCCATCATTGCGCTAGCTGTTTCCAGTTCTGAACGCTTCACATAATATTTCCCTCGTTCCTTATTATTTGCCGGATAAAACTTGATCCAGGCTTTTTCGCGCCATTCTGTAATCAGGCGTTTTCCGTATATATCTTCCGCTTGGGATATTGTTACTACTTCGGGGAGTAGGCCCAGCATCGTTAGCGTTTGAACAGTCCCAATCTTAATACATCGGGCGACCATCATTTCGAAGCAATTTTCCATAATCTTTAATAGGCTGTTTCTTGTTAAACTTTTGAATGGTGTTGAGCTGATTTACTGAAACACATCTGCATCTCTATGCTATGCTGCCTGATTAATATTGATTTTAGAGTTTACTTGTTATTGAAATAGATTGTTTTTCCTAGCATACTGAAAGAACTCTGCCAAGGAATGGACATCTATACGCCTAAAGGCATTCCGTTTATGTGTACGTACAGTTTCCAATGAAATGCAATACTTATCTGCTATTGCATTTTCTTCCATCCCTTCATAAAATGATCGCATAACGCTTAACTCACGTTCCGACAGTGTACTATTAAATTTTGGTTTACAGATTATTCCTTCATATTTGCATTCACCCTTTAACGGACATTTGACCTCCTCAAAGTGAAAGTTTCCCATCTGATCAATATCCATTGTTGAATCGAACTCACCAAAATTACATTTAAGAAAACGACGTACTATTGAAAATTCAAACCAAGGGATATTATATCGTCGGTCTGTATATTCCAATGATGCTTTCTCCAGTGCTTCTGGCCAAAATATTCCCATTCGAGTTATGATTTCGGAAATAAACTCCCGATTTGACTGTTCCAATTGACGCGTACCACATTCATCGGTAATCATAACTTCACCTTTAGGAGTGAAATAAAATTCCATTCCAGTCATAATCATTCCTCCTTTCTTTCAGGAAATAAGGTTGCGACATCTGATTGTAAGATCTCAGCCACAATCTTTTTTTCAACCATACTGTTAGGTTGAGTATATCCATACATCCAGCAACGAACTGTATGACGATTACGTTGTGTCGCTTCTACAATAGCTGTAATAACATCTTCTTTAGGAGCTGATATGATAACTGGACGACGTTCTGCCTTTGGTAAGGCTGCAAAATACTCTGCTAGGGGTAATTTTTTGAGATTTGGGACAATATTATTGTCCGAACCATTTTTTTTGCTCATATTTGTAATGTTTTAAAGATTACGTTTTAAAATGTTTAATCGAAAGACACGGAGCTCTGAATCAAGTTTCTCAGGCCGGATGCAGGGCTTCCGTTTCTTTACTAAATGAAATTGTTATGAAAATAGAATTGACTCACAATGATGGTGGAAAAATCACCATATTTTCTGAACATATAGTATCCATCTATGATGGAGGCTCTTATACTCAGATTTTTCTTTCAGGAGGCTCAGGTGTAACTGTTAAAGAGAGATACGAAACAATATTGGATATGTTGAAGCATAAGCCTACTAATACAAAACCGAAAGTTGTCTGATGTCAACCATCTTCTTTTTTCTTGTATTTCTCTGGAAAGATGGCTTCTTTCTCTTCATCTGATAAGTAAGTAATATACTCTTTGATGAATAGATAGATCCTCTCAGCTGAAGCTGCTACTGCGTTAGATGAAGCGTAATAGGTTTCAGCATAGTGATCGTAAGAATCAAAGGTTTTACTAATAGTTGCTTGTTGTACACACCATTTACGTAGTTTAGTATCCTGGTGATTGTGAATTAGACGAATAATAGGTTTTCGAAATGTAATTCCTAATATTATAAGGAGGAATACAAGGATGATAGAGGTCAATAAAAGTGTTGTCATAACTTTAATGTTTTAATGATTATGGCGCAAATATAAAGGAAAGTTTTTATTATAACAAAATATTCCCTTTATTATTTCGAATATTTTTTATTTTTATAAAAACATATATTATAATGAGTGGAGACGAAATAAAGAAGTTACTTCAAAAAAGAGGTTATACTTTAAAATATGTAGCCGAACAAATGGGAGAAACACCACAAAATTTTCAGGCAATGCTAAAAGTTGCCGACATAAAGACTGGTGTATTAGAACGCATTTGCAAAGCAATAAAGCATGATATTTTTTTCTTTTATGATTTAAGTGATAATATTCCAGGTTACAAAAAAACTGAAATATCAGAAAGTGAATATGTAAATGCTCTATTTAAAGCTAATGCTTATGAACAACAAATACTACAGCAAAAAGAAACTATTGACACACAAAAAAAATTAGTATCTTCTTTAGAAAAGCGAATTGAGGACTTGGAACTACAACTTCAATTGAAAGAAAATGAAGTCTACAATCTGAAAAAAGATGCTGCCCCTCAGGACGACAATGCCGATTATGCCGATGCAAGATAGTGTTTGACATAAAACAGTCGTCATTTTAATAAACGATTGACTAATGTATTAATGAACAAATAGGATATGATTATTCAGTTGTCTTTTGGTAAATCCTCTTCTTCAAACTATGCAAAAGTTATTAAGTTATGCAAAAAAGCTGGAGATTTCAGACAAGAAGAGAATCTCAATATTTTGCAATTAACAGGTGTGGATATAATAGAAAACTGGGATTCATTTAATTGGCTATTTCATACTATAAAACAATGGAAATCGTTTAAATTGAGAGTTGATGACGAATTAATATTAGATTATAAAGAGAAAACTTCTGTTTTTTATAATGTTCAAACTGTATATACTTGTTATAAGCATTATTTAAAAGTAAAAAACAAAACAGAATTTTGTAACTCAAGCTGTTGGAAATGTATAAATCTACGAAAGATAGGATTCAATCCATTAGGATATGATTGGTATAATTTTGGTTATTTTGAAAGTGATAATTTATGGATAATCAATAAAGAAGCTATACGAGATATTCTTCTTGGTGAATCAACAGTAAAATGTTTGTTTCTTTGTCCAATATTTGATTTTAAGAATACCGAAAAGGTACTTGAACAATTACCTAATGAGATTGATTTATTAACAGAACGAAATTGGGAAATAATTTATGCCCCTAAGCTCGTTAAAGGAATTTATACTGATATTCCTATTAATATTAAGTTTATACCAAATAAATTGCATGAACCTAAAGAACGTATATATGATATATTGACACAGATGGAGAGATTAATTGAAGAATATTATAAAATAAAATCAGAACTGCTTGACAAGAATCCAATAAGTGAAGATGAAAAGGCTAATAAGCTGATTGATGATTGGCTAAGGAAAAATAACAAGATTTAGGAATTAAATAATTTATACATAACTAAAACATACGACATTATGAAAGATTATTGTATCCTTCGCTATGATAACGAAGAGGGAATTTATAGAGTATTCAAACAACAAGAGAATTTTGTATTAGAAGAATTGCCACGTATTGGAGAGAAAGTAGTGTATAATGTCAACGGCATTGCTCATATTTCAGAAGTTATTGACATTCACTATAATATAACGAATGGTGGGGTTGACATCGTAATTTCCAAGGAACAGTTGTATACTGATTATAAATGTACACTCGATTCTTTAGGCGCTTTATAGACTCTCGATTTCAGTATAAGCCGATACTCTACACTTGTGTATTGAGATAGCTCTTTATATTGATTGAGAGTTAATAATTCACCTGTAACAGATGGTTCCTTCCCCTCTATTACATATTGAAGTAATTTATTAAATTGAGAACTTTCCATAGTGTTTTCTTTTAAAATATAAATGTGATGAGTAAGTATATAGTTAAACTTGAATTCTGCGATACGCCCAATATGGTGCTTGTCAAGAACGTAGAAGGGTATAAGCGAGGGAGCCTAATACCTTTTGCCTTCAAACCCTACAGCTACAAATTTGATGTAGCATGTTTTGAGACACAAGAAGAAGCCGCCAAAGCTATGAAAGAATCTGAAAAATACAATGTAATTAACGGCATCCCTGTAATTTTAGAAGTACTTGAATAGTATCATTCTGATGATGGTGAATGTTGAATAATTACTTGTGCGCCATTTAAGGCTGCTTCAAAAATATCAATAGGACTTGGCGAGGGAACAACACTAGTAGGATGATATGTTTGTAAAACGATCTGATTATTTTCGTCAACAACGGTTTTCTTTACCATCTCAGATGATTTTTCAATATGAATATGTAACTCTCTAAAATGTCTCATGATATTATTTTCTATTAAAATATAAAAGCAAAAATGAAATACATAAATTATAATATGGACGCAATAAATTATCTGAAAGCCTATGGTGTAGAACAAAAAAATGGTGATTTATTTTATAAAAGCTTACCTAGTGGAAACTATGTTATGTACTGGCAATCTAACAATGACATAGATGTTTTTCTATGTAGATGGCTTCCAAGTTCTCATGAAGATTTGAAAGACGAATGTATCATTGATAAAATATTATCTTTCGATGACACAAATACGGATAAGGTGACAAAGTTTAAGCAAATGCTTAAAAATGAGAGATGA